ATGGTGTGGCTGGATGAGCTTTGTGGCGTAGACCACATCAACGCGCTGCGTTTTAGATTAGTGACGAGAGCGAGGAGACCAGTGCCTAATCGTCCAGAGTGGGCAAATGGGTATCCTTGGCGAGGTATGTTGATAACATTTACGCCAGTGGCTGGATATACGCCAACCATCAGGGAGTATTTACAGGGTGCAACCACTGAGAAGTGGGAAATGGCTGATCCTGACCTATTGCCGAATGATAAAGTGCCAGTTATCCAGCAACCGCTGCGAGAAAATGCCAAGGTCATCTATTTCCACAGCCAGTGGAATGGATTTAATGATTACAAGGCGTTGAAGCGGACGCTGAAGAATGACCCTAAGCAGAAAATACTTACCAGAGCCTATGGAGTGCCCACAAAAGTCTCTGGCGGCTTGTTTCCTAAGTTTGGGGATGCTCATATCGTGAAATCCGATCAAATCCCAGAAGAAGGGACGAATTACCATATTGTAGACCCTTCACACGGCAAGAATTGGGTAATGATGTGGGTTAGGGTGGCGAAAGACAACAAATGCTATGTTTATCGGGAGTTTCCAGACCAGATTAGACCAATTGACGGAATTGGCATGGCTGGAGAGTGGGCTGTTGCAGGAAAGAAGGTGGATGGGGATAAAGGGCTGGCTCAGGAGAGCTGGGGCTGGAGCTTGTCCAGATACTTGCAGGAAATCAGGCATTTGGAGGAAGATGAGGAGATTTCGGTCAGAATTATGGATTCGCGATTCGGGGCAAGCCCTACACCCACGAAATCGGGCGTAACTACGCTAATTGATCAAATGGCAGACTTGGATTTGTTTTTTGAGCCAAGTGTTGGGGTCAGGATTGAGGAAGGGATTACGATGGTGAATGATCTGCTGGATTATGACCAGACAGCTGAAATTGACAGTTTAAACACTCCAAGATTGTTCGTGCATGAGGATTGTAAGAACCTGAGATTCGCATTATCCACATGGACAGGTGCTGACGGCAAGCATGGAGCTGTAAAGGACTGGTGCGATCTTTGCCGATACTTTGTTTTGTCTGCACCCACATACTTCGACAGTGGCAGCGGAGTTATCTCTGCTGGTGGTGCATACTGATATTCTTGCACCCACTCTGCCCCCAGATTGATGTATATCTGGTGTATGTCTGGTGTATGTCTGGTGTACCTTCGGTGTGTATTGCATGCATTGTGTCATAAAATAAATTAATGCTTGCATACTGTTTAAACAAAAGGTAAGTTGTATGCATGAACGATACGAAAAGAAAAGAAATTCAAGAACATATCGATAAGATTAACAAAGTTCCTTATGTTCTTTTTATTAACGACAAGGGGCAGGGCTTTACCTTAAACAGGAACTATAAGCTGCTTCATTCAAGCATCGGTGAGACTGATGGTATGCCTCGCAGTGCGATTGCTGGCATGTTGCCACTCGCATCTAAATCAGTGCTGGGTTATCCTCTCACTGATCCAGAGGCAGTTCCGTCATGGGTCAATAAGCGTATCATCGCTCGCGAAAACAACCATAATTTTACTGCATATTGGTTTGACCAATCATCCGATGAGGTGCAGGAGGCATTTTTTAACCCAAAGCATGATGTGGGTGTAACCAAGCACTTCACATCCGTTCGTGACCTCAATGAGGAAATCAAAGATCGCAAAGCTGCCCAGCGAGCAGACATTACTGCCCAATACAGACAGGACTTCCGCATTAGAAAACCTTTTTTCTCTGACGGAACGCTTCGTTTCTATCTCCACTCTGATGATCCCAAGCACGAAGCAATATGCGCTGAATGGAATGATCGTTACTGGACAGCCGAAAGGTTTACCAACAAGGGTCTCAATCAGGTCATTGACGATATCAAGTGCCACCTGACCGACAGTGAATCAGTCGGTGTATTTAGTATCAGCTTAGAGGGTCAGTATTGTGCCGCTGAAAATTTTGACATGGCAGAGTTAGGATATTACACCCCTTGGGGCGAGTATTTCGAGATCAACGATATTGCTACAATTGTCACTGTATGACACAGGATTAATTTGCTAATCGTTTAAACATTAAATAAGTTAAGAACCATGATACAACAACGCTTACATCGAAACGGAGGTCACGAAGACAAGGTCACCCATGTCGGATGCACCCTCTACACTTACGAACGCAATGGCTACCATGATTCCGATTGGTATGCGGTAGTCTACAATCAGGGAACTGATACTTTGGAGCATGTGGAGTTTGCCAGCACACGCCACAATTGTGACGGATGCTTTGCGGAAGTAGATGCACTTCCAGAAATTGCCGAAGCTGCACACAAGCTGATGACCGAAGAAAATTACAAGGCTTTGGTTGAGCGCGAGAAAGCAAATCGCCAGCAGGTTCAAATTTCCAGCAAGGTCAAGGTTGTCAAGGGCAGGACTGCCAAGGGCAATGTTGGCTTTGTTTTCTGGATTGGCGCTCGCCAGCGTTTCGGGGGCAATGAAGTTCGCAAGATCGGCATCCGCTACAGCGACAAAATGGTTGATGGCAAGTGGGCTGATGTTGACTTTGTCTACATGCACAATGTCGAGGTTTGCGGCTGGGAAGAAGGCTTTCCTTTGGTCTACTTGCACAAAGTGGCTAACAGCCAAGCTCGCGACAGGCTGGGCAGTTTGTTGTCCGAAGAATACTGCCAGCAGCAAGTAGATTCTTACGAGTCTTTGGAGAAATTAGAATCCGTGTCATAAACTTTTTAGTTCTTGCTTACTGTTTAAACATTTAATAAATTACCAACATGAACAACAGAGAAACATATCTTCGCGAAGCAACCGAAAGGTTAGCTGATCAAGTATTCACGCCAGCAGGGTACGAAGTACCTTGGGATGTCAGGGTATCCTGCTCCTTGCCCAGCCGTAAGGCGTTTGCGGCACGGAAACGGACGATTGGACAGTGCTACGCCAGACGCTGCTCTACAGCCAATGTAAATGAAATCTTTATATCGCCAACCATTGATGACAGCATACAGGTGCTTGCCACCTTGGTACATGAGCTGGTACACGCCATCGATGACTGCGAGCATGGTCACAGAAAAGAATTCGTAAAGATTGCTCGTGCTGTCGGATTGCAAGGCAAGCCAACGCAATGCACTGCCAAGCCAGACACTCCCCTGCATGACACTCTTACCAAGTATGTGGAACAGCACGGAGAATATCCGCACGACAGGATTGACCTTACCAAGCAATCCAAGAAGCAAACCACGCGCATGCTCAAGGTAGAGTGTGAGTGCGGCTTCATTTACCGATGCTCTCAAAAGGCATTGGATATGATCGACTGGAATGAGTACAGTTGCCCAGCATGTGGCAATCCAGCAACCTATGTAACTGTATGACATGCATGCCACTTGCTAACTGTTTAAACAATAAGTAACTTTACGGATATGAAAAATACTGAAAATTCCATCACCCTAAATTTTAACGCAAGTCAAGTTTCGCCCATCGTTAACTTGAATGGTAACTCAAAAGAGTCACTCGTAAATGAGTGGCAGGAGTTTATGAATAAGCTCCAAGATGTCGCAGACGCACTGCCATACGAATCATTTCATGGCAGGAATCATTACCTGCGTAACGAAGAGGAGCAACCAATCGCTCGCGAATGCCGCATGGAAATGGGTAGGGCACTTCAAGCCCTTCACCAGCTGGCATCCGACATACAAATGGAGGTAAGCAAGCAATGACAATCTTAGGGGCAATTTACATCATGTATTTAATATTCTGCATTTACATCATCAAGGAGGAACTATGAATCAGCCACATCAAATCAAAGCCAAGTTTGCTGAAGTATACAACGGCAACAAAAATATATTCACGCCAAACATTTTGGGTTACGGAAAGCGTGGAGACTTTCTGTATGAACTAAGCTGGGGAGATGCTATTTTCCCACGCCAGCCAATCATTTACGGAGTTACTGTAATCACATTGAGTGGTGAGAAGCGTTCCGATCTGGCTCAATCTTTCAACCGCAAAGCGGATGCCGAATCTTACATCAGTAAGCTTGGGAAAATTTCCAAAGCAGAATCTCAACTGGAGGAGCTTAAAAATGCAGATGCCAGTTGAAGAGCTTGGTGACACAGGCAAAAAAATGCAGGACTTTTTCAGCCACCTGTATTCAGTATTTCAGTACTGTGGAGCGGCTGACACAGCCTACAACGATGATTACATGCCAGATGAATTTGGCTTACTCCACAATCATTGCGGATGCGTATCCTACGCATTGCAGCAAATGATTGGAGGCGAGGTAGTCAGGGGTAAGTGCAAGGACATACCTCACATGTGGAATCGCTTAGGCAAGTTTCAGTATGACCTGTGTGCCAGTCAGTATGGTCTATCACCAGTCATGATAAGTGTCGGCATTGATTTTTCCACCCACACCAAACCCAAAACTTTTAACCCAAAAAACATTAACCCAAGATTCCAGAAATTCTGGAGTCGAGTACAGGAGACCTATTACAGATGAAAATTGTAAAGAAACACAAAAACAGAAGTGCTCACTCTGAGCATTTTGGCATCTGGAGCGGTAAGACGCTTGCAGATATAACCATTGACCTAAATGCTTGCCAAGTATCGCACGGAGAGCTTGGTGGACAAATTGTTCATGTTAAAGTTGGAAACAATTCACACGATGCATTCTTGTGGTTCGAGGACATGCAAGAGTTGCGTTCACTGGGACAAAAGTTTACTCGTTTAGCTGATGAATCAGAACGGAGGCAACAGAATGCTGGGTAGCACTAAACGGCAAGAGCTTAAAGTGCAACTCATTGATCGTTATCTAAAAATATTCGACAGAGAGCATGTGGATTCATTTATTCTTCGGCTGGTTGAGGATACGCTGGACGGCAAAATGGTTTGGATAGATTGCAATAAGCGAGCTATTTGTTCCTTGAAAGTCACTGATTAATCGTATAAACAAAAAGTGATGAGCGAAGATAATCCAGATAAAATGGGTTGGGGTGGAAAGCGTTCCAACCAGAATGGCAGACCAAAACTGCCGCCAGAACAACGCAGGGTATATATGGGTTTTCGGGTAGCACCCGAAACTCACGAATATTTCCACGAAGAGGTTAAGGGAAGCCAAAGCAAAGAAGTCGATAGACTAGTAAGGTTAGCTAAGTCAAAAAAAGATTTGACTTAATTTCTTCCAAAATGCCATCTCTGAAGATGGCTAGTCTGGACACTAAAACAGCCTTATTGAGGCGAGCTGATGTAAAAAGGTTGCTGGGTATCTCTGAGCAGGAGATGTCTCAGTTTGTAAAGAGCGGCTTAATCAAGCCTCACTATCTGCGTGATAATAGCAGGGCATATTACCTGCGTTCTCAAATAGAAAATTATTTGAGTAGTCTTGAGAAAAAAGTGGTGACGATATGAAAGGCTATGATGCAGATAAAAATAAGATGTCTGAAGAACCAGACATTCCACAGCTGCAAGCTGAACTTGCCAATATTCTGGAAGATGCCCACAGGGGAATACAGCGCCGATCTGATTTTGACGATGTAAGGTACTCTCGCTGGGAAGGTCAGTCTGATTCTGGTAGAAAGCACGAAGAACATTTGGGCAGAAAGCCAGTGCCTTGGGAAGGGGCTTCTGATACTCGAAACAGGCTTTCTGACAGGATAGTAAACAGACATGTCCATTTGGCTGTACAAAGCTTTTTTAGGGCAAATATGGATGTGGTTGGTGTGGAGCAAACAGATACGAAAAAAGCATCTTACTGGAGAGACACTTTAAAATATTTCATGCAACAAAAGCTTTTGCCTGAGCTTCGCAGGGAAGTGGAAATTTTAGCTCAGGAGCTTTACAGTGGTTCTCCTGCAATGGCAATTCTTGGAGTGTACTGGCAGCAGGAAACCGCGATGAGGATGAAAAGGTTTTCCGTTGAAGATATTGTAATGATGGTGCAAATGATGGGCGGCAACGAACAGGTAGTGCCCGAATTGGTTGCCATACTGCAAGACCCAGACATGGAAGAGGACGCACTGAATGTGATGCGGAGTGTTTTTGTTGGGGTCAAGGACAGTGTTTTGAAAAAAGGTCTGAAGGAATTTCGGGAGACAGGGCAGACCAAATTACCTGCACCGATACAGCATGAGAACCGCCCAAGGTTCGTAGCACATCGTTTAAACGAAGACATATTCGTTAGCCACAGCGTAACTGAGCTGGATAGGGCAAGAGTGATCATGCGTAAGGAATGGT